AGATATGAGGAAAGGTAAATATTTAAAAGAAATTGCGCAGTCTATTTATGATAAAAATCCAGAATATTTTGATAATTGGAAAAAAGTTAAAGAAGGGGTGGTAAAAAAAGGACAACCTGGAAAATTTCACTTAGACCCTGTTTTTCAAATTATTGAGGGAATGAAACAAAGATTAAAAGGATCTGATCCTAAACTTTTAAATTTTGTAAATAGAAGAGAAGACAAATTAATAAAGGATGTCAACAGAGATGTTTTAAAATTTGTTAAAGACAATAAATCTAAACATACAAATCCTCATCGTTTTTATAATGCGGTAATTGATTTTATTGACAATAAATATCCAAAGTTTATCGAAACATCTGATATTAGGGATTTAAACCTCAAAAACCAAAAAACTCTTCCTGGTAAAGTAAGATTACCAGGTGCTAAACCTAGAGGCGGCGCAGGGTCTGCGTATAGGGATTTACAAAGATTAGTACATAATACTTTAGGTATTGACTATGAAATCATTAAATCATTGGAGGGTGGAAACGTAACTAAATCGACTTGGATAAAAGCGGTTGAACAGCTTTTACCAATAGCTCAAAAAAAAGGACTTCTTCCCAAAACATTTAAATCGCCCTTAACTGGTAAGGAGATCAAACTTACTCCAAATAGTTATAGAAAAACTTATATGACTTCTCAATTAACAGATCCTCTCTTTGAAGTTTTTGGTGGAAAAGTTAATTGGTCTGTTGAACATCCAGGAGGTATGGGAAGATCAGTGATTAAAGGTTTTGAAGACCCGAAAACTTTGAGACATGCTTTACCTATACAAAGTTTTAAAGAAACTTTAAAACCTGTTTTAGGACAAACCTGGGCAGCGCAGAGTCCTAATATAATTAAGGGAAATATTGATGCTGGTATAAAAAGAAATTTAGAATTAGCTAGTAGAGCGATAGATTCTTCTAAACGTGCACGATATATTACTGCTGCCAATGATCTTTCTACTAAAGCTAATAAAGTTTTTGGTACTGAACAAGTTATATATGGATGGAAGAACGGAGAATTTACTAGAAAGTATCCTAGGTTAACATTGGAAGATAATCTTTTAAATAAAACAAAATCAGCTATTCAAAATTTTATTTTTAACAAAAATTTAGATTTAAGAACAATTCCCCAGGAGGTATTACAAAATGCTCCAGAATTAAAAAAAGCTATAAAAAATAATAAAAAAATACTTGGAACACTTCCTGAAAAATTACAAGAAGCAATTAAATTAATTGAAGCAGGAAAACCTGCTGACAAAATACTTAACTCTCATTTAAAAGACATAATAAAAACTGGGAAAAATGTAAAGGCCCCTGGAAGAGTAAAGGCTTTACAATATTTGATATCAATAGGAATTGGTACCGGTTTTGCAGGCGCTATTGGATTTAGTCCAACAGAAGTTAAAGCAGCAGAAGCCCAAGCAGCAGAACCAGGTGCAGCTGCTGATTACAAGTGGATGTTCGACTCTGGATTAAGTGCTAAAGATAGAGCTAAAATATTCGGAACTGCAGTCGCAGGAGATTTGATTGTTAAAAAAGGTGCTTTGACGAAAGCTTCGATGAAAGGCCTTTGGAAAACGCTACCCTTTATCTGGACTCCAATGGGAGATGCAGCAATAGGGGCTTATTCTCATTTTTCTAAAACAGAACCTAAATTAGAAGATTTCGCTGAAGGGTTTAAAGAAGCAGGTTACGATATAAATTCAGAAGAATTTAAAAGTCAATGGAATAGTATTCCAAAAGATGAAAGAAAGGAAATATTATACGAAGCAGCTGGTAAAGTTATAGACAAAAGATCCATGGGTGAAAAAGTTTTAGAAAAAGCAGAAAGTCCTTGGACCCATGCGCAATATGCTTTTTGGAAACATGGTGTTGAGTCTATGCAAAAGCTTTTAGCTGCTAGTCCAGGAAACAGCGCTTTGGCAAATAAGTTAAAGCAAGCGGCTTTGTTTGGTATTAGAATGGGAATTCCTATGCAGGTTTTAAAAACAATAAGTCCAATAGGATGGACATTAACTGCAGGAACAACAGGTTATAAAATGAAGAATTGGGCTGATGAGAATTTACAATGGAAGCCTTTAACCGAACAACAACGAACAGATATACAAGAAAGAAAAACAGCTGTGCCTAGAATGTTAGACACTTATGAGCAAGCTACTAAGTTAGCAAAGGATCAAGGAATTTCTTACGAAGATGCACTTAAACAATTAGATAAACCAAATGTTCCTGGTATTACTTTTAATCAAGGTGGTCGTGCAGGTTTTAAGTACGGCGGAAGTTGGGTTGATTGGAAAATTAATTTCGGTGATCAGCTGACGTTTGAAGAGTATCTTCAAATGGATCTTAAGAATAAAAAATCTTCTAAATTAAACAAAGCTGAAGGTGGTCCGGCATATAAACCGATCTATGGAAAAAATGCTCAATCTGTATTAAACCTATTACAGAGAGATGAATTAAAAGATGGATCACCAAAGAGTCCAAGTAAGAGAGCTTTTATAAAAGGTTTAGGTGCATTAGCTGTATTACCCATTGTTGGAAGATTTTTCAAACTTGGAAAAGTTTTCGAAAGAGCATCTACTTACACAGGACCAACAATAGACAAAATTAAAGACATGCCAGAATGGTTCCCTGGTCTTGTTAAAAAGCTCTGGAACGAAGGTGAAGATGTAACTAAAAAAATGGCTTACAAAGATAGACAAGTTGTTAAAAGAGGTTCACTTGAAGATGGGGATGATGTGGATATGATTTACGATTTAGATACTGGGAACGTAAGTATAAATGTAGCTCCTAAAAAAGGAACTTATGAAACTGGAAGTGGTGCGTACAACAAAGAATATTCTTTAGATTATCAAAGAGGTGATGTTATTGAAGAAGGACCGTATGCAGGTCAGAGAGGTCCCGGTGAATTTGGTGTTGCTGAAGGACGTCCAATTCAAACAGGTGCGGATGATTTTGACATAGATTATGATCAATATCTTGATGTAGATGATGCAATGTCTGATTTAACAGAACTAGAAGCGTTTGCTAAAAATAAATCAACTAAACAAATTCATAAGCAGAAAGGGACTAAGAAAAAAGACATATTCCCTGATTATGACCCACCTGAATATGACCCGAACTAAATACCCTAAAACATGGCTTCTTCCGCCCAAATCTGGACCCGTGCCTCAAGGGTTGAATTTAAAATATAACAATGTTAAAACAGTGCGATTGGAGAAAATAAATGGCAGAAATAGACAAGGCGTTACCAAACGTAGACGAGACTCTTGAGGTAACTCAAGATGAGATGGTTCAAGAAATTTCTGAACCAGAAAATAGAGAAGGTACACCTGAAATAGTTACAAACGAAGATGGAAGCGTTGATATTAATTATGACGAAGGGAAATTACCTCCTTCAACTGATCACTACGCAAATTTAGCTGATTATTTAGAAGAGGGAGAATTACAAACTTTATCCACAAATCTTATAGAAAATTATAAAGACTATAAAACATCTAGAAAAGATTGGGAACATAGTTATACAACTGGACTTGATTTATTAGGATTTAAATATGAAAAAAAATCAGAACCATTTCAAGGTGCGTCGGGGGCGACTCACCCGGTTTTGGCTGAAGCTGTTACTCAGTTTCAAGCGCTCGCTTATAAAGAGCTACTCCCAGCTACTGGACCAGTAAGAACACAAATTTTAGGGATGAATACCCCTGACAAAGTTCAACAAGCTAATAGAGTAAAAGAATTCATGAATTACCAAATCATGGACAAGATGAAAGAATATGAACCTGAATTTGATTCAATGTTATTTCATCTTCCTTTAGCAGGTTCAACTTTTAAAAAAGTTTATTATGATGAATTATTAGGAAGACCGGTATCAAAATTTGTTCCAGCGGATGACTTGGTTGTTCCATATTCAGCTACCTCATTAGAAGATGCGGAAGCTATTGTTCATGTTATTAAAATAACTGAAAATGATTTAAGAAAGCAACAGGTTTTAGGTTTCTATAGGGATGTAGAAATTCCACCTCCGGGTCAAAGACATGAAACAGAGGTTACTAAAAAAGAACATGAATTACAAGGTGTCTCTAAAACCGGAAGAAATGAAGACATGCATACTATTTTAGAGTTTCATGTAGATTTAGATTTAGATAATTTTGAAGATGTGGGATCCGACGGTGAACAAACGGGTATTAAACTTCCTTATGTTGTAACTATTGAAGAAGATTCACTAGAAGTTTTATCTATTAGAAGAAATTTTAAAGAAAATGATCCTTTAAAAGTAAAAGTAAATTATTTTGTTCACTTTAAATTTTTACCAGGGCTTGGGTTTTATGGTTTTGGATTAATACACATGATTGGTGGTTTATCACGAACTGCCACTTCAGCTTTAAGATCATTACTAGACGCGGGAACGTTATCAAACTTACCGGCAGGATTTAAACAACGAGGAATAAGAATTAGAGATGATGCACAATCTATTCAGCCGGGAGAATTTAGAGACGTAGATGCCCCTGGAGGAAGTATAAAAGATGCATTCATGATGCTTCCGTACAAAGAACCATCACAGACTTTATTACAGCTTATGGGTGTCGTAGTTTCTGCAGGCCAAAGATTTGCTTCAATAGCCGACCTGCAGGTAGGTGAGGGTAATCAACAAGCGGCCGTGGGAACGACAGTAGCCTTGTTAGAAAGAGGTAGCAGAACAATGTCTGCAATTCATAAAAGAATATATGCAGCGTTAAAAGAAGAGTTTCAATTATTATCGGAGGTATTTAAAACATATCTTCCCCAAGAATATCCATATGATGTTGTCGGAGGTCAAAGAACTATTAAGCAAACTGACTTCGACGATAGGATAGATATATTGCCAGTTGCTGACCCGAATATTTTCTCTCAATCACAGCGAATATCTTTAGCGCAAACAGAGTTACAGCTGGCAATGTCAAATCCACAGATTCACAATACGTATAATGTGTATAGAAATATGTATGAAGCTTTAGGAATAAAAGATGTTGATCAAATTTTAATAAAACCTGAACCACCTACTCCAAAGGATCCAGCGTTAGAATCTATAGATGCTATGGGTGGAAAACCTTTCCAAGCTTTCCCTGGACAAGATCATAGAGCTCATATTACAGCTCACTTAAATTTTATGGCTACTAATATTGCAAGAAACAATCCAGCGATAATGGGAGCTATGGAAAAAAATGTTTTAGAACATATTAGTCTGATGGCGCAGGAACAAACAGAAATGGAAATGGCACCAGAGATACAACAAATACAGCAGTTGCAACAACAACAGCAACAGCAACAACAAGCTTCCGGAGGTCAACAGCCTCCACCAAACCCTCAAGTTGAAATGCAAATGAAACAGTTTTCAGAAAAGTTTGAAGCTAGAAAAGCTATTTTAATTGCAGAGATGACTGAAGAGTTTATGAAGGAAGAACAAGAAATCACCTCACAATTTGATAATGATCCTCTTGCTAAATTAAAATCAAGAGAGTTAGATTTGAGAGCAGCTGAAAATCAAAGAAGAAAAGAATACGAGACTAAGAGAATAAACTTAGATAGAATGAAAGCTGTGATGAATCAACAGAATCAAGATGCGAGGTTAGAACAGGACGAGGAATTAGCTCAAATGAGAGCTGAGACTTCAATTGAAAAAACATTGCTACAAAACGCACTAAAAAAGGAGTAATATGAGCACAAAGGACAAGAACTGGATACAAAGCGCAACTAAGTCTATTAAAAGAAGAGGAACTAAAGGAAAGTGTACACCTATTACAAAAAAAGGTTGCACAGGCAGAGCAAAAGCTTTAGCTAAAACTTTTAAAAAAATGGCTAAGAAAAGAAAAGGTTAATATGTCGGGAAAAAGGAAAAACTGGACAGAGAGCCCGTTTAGCTATAACATTAGGTAAATTAAGAAAAAGAGGATAAACATTTATGACAAAGACACCTAAAATTACAAAATTTTTGGCGCAAGATTGTAATAAAGATGGTTATGCTAAAGGTGGTAAGACCATCAAAGCTACCAACCCTTCGGAATCACAGACTGTGATTGTAAGAGGGAATAGAGCAATCAGACCCGCTAAGAGACCTGTCAAAGCAACTTGGTACTAATATGTGGCTAGGAGCAATTAAATTAGCTCTTAACGCTGGAACTCACATTTACAAAAAGCGTAAAGAGACTCAAATGGCTATGGCCGATGCGCAACACATGCACGCAGCTAAGATGGCCCGAGGTGAGGAAGCTTACCAGGGAAAACTTTTAGAATCCCGAGACAAAGATTTTAAGGACGAGGTCGTCCTTGCAATTCTCACACTCCCGATTTTGGTGCTTGCATATGGGGTCTGGTCGGACGATCCGGCA